CAACATCATCAAAGAAGCCGGAGACGTGCTGTGGTACTGCGCAGAAACGGCATCCGGCATGGAAATCCCGCTGCAGCTTATTGCCGGAACGCCCGGCGATACCCATTGGCGGGATGCCTGCGAGAACTTGGATTTGGAGCAGACGGTCACTTCCTTGGCGGGTTGCGCATGCACGGTCTACAACGCCTTTTTTGTTGCAGATAAGCCTATCGGCGCTCTGGATCAGCTATGCGGTGTATACGCCCTGCTGGTACATCTTTGTGAGTTGGTTGATACGACCATCGACCATGTTGCCGAAACCAATATTGCCAAGCTGAAAAAGCGTTACCCTGACGGCTTCGACCCGGAACGGAGCATGAATCGCCCGGAATACGGACGCAAGGAACAGACTGAATCGACGCCCGGAATCCTTTTCAACGAGAGGAACAGGACGATCTGATTCAAGATCGGAGAGATAAACACCATGAGCAAGGTCAATTTCGTAAGCGAATTCAACTCGTTTATGAGATATGCCCGCGATAACAGTCTGTCCCTGCGTGAACGTATGCTCTGGATAGCTCTATTTTACATCGCCAATGACAGGGCGATGTATAACGAGCAGACCCAAGAATACGACTGGCCGGATGACTTTATCCAGGTATCGAATGGCGAATTGAATTTGTACTGCTGCCTCGACAAGCGGGCGATTGAGACGCTGCGCAACGGCCTCAAACAACGAGGATTGATTGATTTCCAACCAGGACAGAAGAACAAAAGGAACCCGGCATACAAGATCAATTACCTTTCCGCCGGGAATGTTGGTGACAAAACTGTACCCAACAATACCCCCAACAATGCACCTAACCGTGTACCCAACAATACCCCCAACAATGCACCTAACCGTGTACCTGATGCTGCGCCCAGCCGTACAGGAAACGGACAAGCGTATGGTACAAATTTGCACCCAACAATGCCCCCATATACCCAAAATAGATTTATAAATCAATCTCAAAAGGGAGGAGGCACAGGTTCAAGCGCAGGTTCAAGGCAAAATACACCTCGTACAGAAATGGGCGGATTTGTCGATCTGGACGGCGAAGCTCCCGGATGCGATGGATTTGTTCCGCTGCCGTGGGAGGAGGGTTATGCGTGACCAAACAAGAGGTCAATAAGCTACTGGCCCTCATGAAAGCCAATTACAGCTACGCCTTTAAGAGCATGAGCCAGCAGGACAAGTATCTGCTGCTGAACACCTGGACGTTCACTCTGCAAGACCTGAATGCCGATATTGTCATGATTGCTGTAATGCAGCTGATCTCGACATCCAAATGGCTTCCGACGGTGGCTGAAATCAGGGAGAAATGTCGGCACTTGCATTATTCAACCAGCGGTTGGGATGACACTCTGACAGAATGGGCCATCGAAGAAGGGCGACTATCACAGGAGCAAATAGAGGCTTACGAGCGCAAAAAAGAAGCCAAGCGCTATATCTCAAGTGCTACGAACCATCTGCGAGGCGATAAACCGGCGGAATTGCAGCTCGACAGCATATTGAACAGTCCTGTATTCCAGGGACTCGGCACAGGAAAACCGAGCCTTACCATGCTCGGCGAAGCTCGATACGAACTCACTGATGGACAGGAGGACGAAGAATGAACGATGTTACCCTGATCGGCAATCTTGTCGATGATCCCAAATGCGGAACGACAAGCGGCGGCGTGAGCAAATGCACATTCAGGCTTGCCACGCAGCGCGAGTACACCAATCCTCAGACCGGCCAGCGGGAGGCTGACTTTCATAACATCGTCGCATGGCGGCAGCTTGCAGACCTTTGCGCAAAATACCTGGTCAAGGGCAGGCAATGCGCCATCAAGGGCAGCATCCAGTATCGGAGCTACGACGCCCAGGACGGCAGCAAGCGGTATATCACCGAGATTGTGGCCGACAAGGTGAAGTTCCTTGGAGGAGGAAACCGGCAGCAGACCGGCGGACAGCAGACGGCTTCGGGCGGATATGCCCAACAAGGCGAGTTTGTCCAGGTTGACGATGATGAATTGCCGTTTTGAAGGTGAGCCATGAGCGAAAGAATATGCCTTACTTGCGGCAACTGCCTGGAAGTCATGAAACAGATGCCATCTGCCAGCGTTGATATGGTTTTATGCGACTTGCCATACGGCAACACGCGCAATTCCTGGGATAAACAAATAGACGTGGCGGCACTGTGGGAGCAGTACAGAAGGATTGTCAAGCCTGATGGTGCGATTATCCTTTTCGGATCGGGCCGATTCACCGCCGAGCTTATGCGGAGCAATGAGAGAGACTGGCGTTACAACCTGATTTGGGAGAAAACGACACCGACAGGTTTTCTGAACGCAAAGCGAATGCCGCTGCGTTGCCATGAGGATATTCTTGTATTCTACCACAAGCTGCCAACTTATCACCCGATCATGTCAAAGGGCGTGCGGAAGGTATCGACTGCTGCACACAAGCGTAATAGCAAAAGTGGCAGCAGCTACGGTAAATACAAAATCACATCCTACGACAGCGACGAACGATACCCGCGCAGTGTACTTCACTTCGCAACGGACAAACAAAAATCATCCCTTCACCCGGCACAAAAGCCTGTTGCGTTACTGGAATACCTGATACGCATGTATACGGACGAGGGCGATCTGGTGCTGGACAACTGCATGGGAAGCGGCAGTACTGCCATTGCGTGCTTGAAATGCGGACGTAGATTTGCGGGCATTGAAATTGACCCGGATATGTTTGAGATTGCCGAACACAGGATTTTCAGTGAGGAGGCTCTGAAATGAACGAGATTTGCAGCGTTACCCAGCGCAAAGCGAAGAAAGCCCATTTCTGTGATGTGTGCGGAAAGCCAATCCTTCCGGGGAGTGAGTACATAGCCATAAGAAGCGCACAGGATGGCCGATTCTGGCACAATAAAGAGCATATCCATTGCGATGCTCTATTGGATGCCTACACAAGGCAAACAGGTTTTGGGCTTGATTACGGGCGTCTGGACGTGGTGGTTACATGGCTATGCGCCAAAGCGTGCAGCGAATGTCACCACGAACATTCCTGCCGATTGGCCGGACAGGACATCTTCGGCTGCACAGCCGCACTCAGGCGCGTGCTGCCGCCAACGGTTCTATCTGCGGCGCTGGAATCCGTCAGAAAGAATATTGACATCGGGGGGTGAATGAGAGTGAGCTGCGATGCATGGAAGGATACCGGTGATTGCGAAGAATGCCGCCGGAAGAAATACTGCCGAGAAATGTGTTCCGCGAGGAAACGCAGGCTTAAAAGCATCATTGACGCCCGGTTCATCCGCTCGGAAAAGACCGGCAATCTCTACCCGAAACTGGCACACCTGATCGAACAGGAGCAGGAAGCTAAGAAACATAATGACCAGACAGACGCGATGGTATACTCCATCGACGCCTTGAGGAGAAAGAAAAATGGTTAAATTCCCGAAGCGCAACGCAAGCGGCCTGCCTGATCCGACAGCGCACGACGCGCTGCTGCCTATTGCACAGGCCGAGGAGGAATTGGAAACCCGCACTACCAAGCTCGTTAAGGTGCTGAAAGGCATTATCGACCTTGCGGGATACGACCTTGTGGCGCGGATTGAGCTACGCGACCGAAAGAGCGGAAAGATATTCCGATAACCGCGCCCGGAAAGGGATGGATCATGAAGAAAAATCTTCCGTCCTGCGAGAGCCTGCTGGTTGCGATCCGAGCAAAGTGCATGGATTGCAGCGGCCATCAGCGGCGAGAGGTTGAGCGGTGCAGGCTGAAAGACTGCCCGCTGTACCCATACCGCTCTGTAAAGGCTATCGGAGGCGAACATGAACGTCAACCAGAGATCAAGGGACAAATTGATTTGTTTGACGTTCTGATGGCGAATAAGGAGGAACATGCCATATGAAAAAGACCAAGATTGATTGGGCAGATAGTACCTGGAACCCCGTTACCGGCTGCCTGCATGATTGCGAATACTGCTACGCCAGGGCCATTGCCAACCGCTTTGGATGGGGCGCAGATGAACCCGACATCAACGAGCGCGTGCTGTATGAAATCCCGGTGAGCGGCGGCAAGAAGCAGCCCTATCCCTTCAATTTTCAGCCAACCTTCCACCAGTACCGGCTCGGAGAACCGGCGATGTGGACGAAGCCTCGCACGATCTTTGTTTGCTCCATGGCCGATCTGTTCGGTGATTGGGTGCCGGATGAATGGATTGAACAGGTATTTGAGGCGTGCAAGGCTGCGCCGCAGCACCGATACCTGTTCCTGACAAAGAACCCTATACGCTATGTTGATCTGGCGGATGCCGGGAAGCTGCCCAATGGAAAGAATTTCTGGTATGGCAGCACGGCAGCGAATCAGGGCATGGACATATTCTGGGCCAATGAGTACAACACCTTTGTCAGCATTGAGCCGATACTGGGCCGCTTTGATTGCTGTGGACTGAACAAAAATAACACATTTACCGACTGGATCATCATTGGAGCAGAAACCGGAAACCGCAAGGATAGGGTGATCCCGGAAAAGGCGTGGATTGACGAACTGGCCGGATATGGAAAACAAGCAGATGTTCCTGTATTCATGAAAGAGAGTCTGCGCGGTCTGATGGGTGATGACTTCCGGCAGGAATTTCCGTGGGAGGCATCCGGCAATGATTGAGATCAAATGCACAGAGGCACAGAAAAAGCGCTTAATCCAAGCGTGGCGCGGGCCGGAGGGCTGCTTCTGGCCCTGGGCGCGGAGGTGGTGCATTTACGATCCTGATGCAAGATGCGCTAAGTGCTATGAGAAAAGGATCAAGTGG